CGCCGCTCGTGATCGTGATGTTGCCGCTCTTGTCGATCTTCAGGAGCGAATTGCTGGTCTGGATGACGACCTCACCGGATTGCGCCACCGGCGGCCGCTCCTGATCGGAATGCACCCTGCCCATGACAAACGGAGTCTCGATGTCACCCTCCAGGAAGCCGACAATGACCTGATCGCCAACGTTGGGCCCGATGGCCATGCCGATGCCATTGCCGATATGCATGGTGCCGATCGGTATCCACCCGGTTTCGTGACCTTCCGGCTGGTGCTTGGCCTTAATGGCATGCCGGTTCGGATCGTAGGAGGTTACCGTCGCGATGCGCGGATGCGGCTGCCTCGTCATCATCTGGTCGACGGTCCGGCGGATGAGATCCTCGATGTCTGCGCTCATCAGGACCCTCTCTTTGTCGATTTCGACTTCGCGGAGATCGTCATCCGATATCCGGCCTCCTGGCTGATCTGATGCTCCACCGTCTTGATCTCGTGCGTCGCATCGTAGGCGGTGCCGGTCCCTGACAGCTGCATCATGAAACGCGGCGTCACCGTGGGGTCACCAGGCATCTCAAGATCGAACGACAGCTCATGGCTGGTGTTTTCCGACAGCCGCTTCTGCGCCAGCTTCTCGACCTGGTCGTTCGTCATGCCCGGCGACTGATAGTTGTAGATGAGCGGATCACCGCTTCCCGGCGCGACCTGCTCGTTTTGGTAGAGCTTTGCTTCCTTGTGGTTCCAGCTCTGCACCTTGACGTGCACCGGCCGGCCGAGGACCAGGTTGCGCGCTGTCCTAAGCCGCATGAAGTTGCCGTTCGCATAGGAGAACGGGGTCGGCGGCACATAGGCGACATTCACGACCGGCAGCTGCTCTGGATAGTTCTTCCAATAGACCTGACCGCCCGTCATGTAGGCTGTCATGCCGAAGAGGTCGGCGAGCTTCTGGATCACCGTCCATTCAGACACGCGCTGCGTCATCTTCGCATAGTCGATCTGGAAGATTTTGCCCGCCTTCTTCGCGACGCTGTCGGTGTTCGCCGTGATGCCGTGCCGTCCGCAGATCGTCTGGACGATCTGGTCGGGCTGCTGGTTGGTGAACTTCTCTGTCGAGGTCTTGTCGATCAGCGCCGCGGTCTTGTCGCGGCCTTGCACCTTCAGGACGCGGGTATCGAACTCATGCTGAACCTGGTCGACTTTGCCATCGAAGACCTGGGTCGGTCCGCTGAAGGCGTCGGTCTGGATCTGCACCTGCACACTGATGTCGTTCGCGGTCGACCAGAATGCCTCATCCATCCCTGGCGGCAGTGCGCCGAACGGGATCTCGCAATGAAACGTGTCCGACTTGTGCGTCTTCGACATCTGGACTTCGACGCTCATCGGTGTGATGGGGGCGCCGTTCGCGATGACGAACGCCCTAGGGGTTCGCAGCACCATGCCCTATCCCCCGAGGATGCCGCCATTCGACGGCAGCCCATTCGGCGGAATGATCAGCGTCAATGGGCCTGTCAGCATCGGGTCGGTGAGACCATTGACCACCGCGATCTGGTACCACTTCGTCGCGTCGCCGAGATACTGAGCCGCAAGCGCGTAGAGATTGCCACCGGCGACGTTCACGACGCGATTGAGGGAGACGGAAGGGATCGACGAGGTGTCCACGATCTCAGGCTCCGGTAAGCGTCAGGTTCTTGCCGATCAGGTCGATGTTGTCCTTGGACGAAAGCGCGATCGCCTCGTCCTGCGATGTCGTCATCTGCCCGGTGAGCCAACTCGCCATGGCCGCGGGATTGACGCCTGAAGGCGTGCCAACCCCGACAGTGGAACCCAGTGTCACATCCAGGCCAGTGGCTATCCCACCCAGCACCGCCGATTGCGTGTTGACGACACCGTGGAGCGACACCAGCGCGGGCAGTGGCGCGCCCTGCAGCGTTCCTGTGGCCGTGACGGCGGTCTGGACCGCCCCTACCGCAGCCGCCGTGCTGACCTGCGATGCATCGGCACCGCTGGCCGAGAATGCAGCAGCAACGTTCAGCGCGGTCGAAACGATGCTGTCGAGCGACGGAACGATCGGTCCCAAGGCGTCATTGATCGAGTCACTGACCACCGTGCAGGTGATGCTGTATGGGATCTCGTAGGGACGCTCCGCATCCGCCCGGAAGTCGGTGATCACCACTGTAACGAACGTCGACAGGTAGAACAGCGGCACTTCGGCGCCGGCGGCGCGCATCGCATCGAGCGCTTGCGCGCGGTCTACAGCGGACGGTCCCCGGAAGCGTCCCGACCATGTGACATCGGTCGGATCTGGCCCCATGGCGTCGACGACGCGGGTACCCCCGATCAGCTTATGGACGACAACCTTCTGCTTGCCGCCAAAGTTGATCTTTTCGGGGATTTCCCACTCAGAGAGTGAGATACCGCCGATGATAAGGGTGCTCATGCAAAACTCATGTCCGTCGCCGGCGGCATCGCGGAGCCGTCAAAGGTCGACGAGTTGTTCGACCATGAGGAATTCTTGGCCATGTACTGTCCGACCGTCTTGGCCAGCGTGCGACCGTCGACGTTGAACGCGGTGTGGACAACGACGGGCTGGGCAGAACCGCCAGATGGCGGGACATAGCTCGACTTGTGGAGATGGCCGACCATGCCGCCGACCTCTGCGCCGGGGGACTGGCCGCTCGGCAGGCCGCCGAGAGCGCGGCCGATGATCCCAGGGAGCGTCGCGAGATTGTTGATGAAATTGTAGATCGCGTTGTAGACGCCCTGGAGCACGTCGACGATCTTCTGCCATGCCATCGAAGCGAGCTCCCCCATGGCGGCGACGACGTTTTTCACCCAACCCGTGATGGCGGTCCAATTGAAGGCCAGAAAACTGATAGCGGCTACACCTAGCCCGATCAGCGCTCCCGACAATCCAAGCACGGAAGCGATCGCGACACCACCGATGGCAACCAAGCCGATACCGAGACCAACCAGCGCTTGGCCGATGGCTTTTACCATCTCGGGATGTACAGCCGCCCACTGGCCCATCCCTGTGGCCACGTCCGTCAGGGCCTTCATGGCCGGGATAGCCATCTGCATTAGCGGGCCGCCCAGCACCTCCAGCAAGGATTTCAACTGCGCGTGGAACTCTTTCGTGACCGTCGCATAATCATTGTTGGATAGTTCGTCATAGGACTTGTTGAGCCCCATCGCTCCGCCCTGGAGACGGATATCCTTTTCGAACGGGCTTCGCTCGCCTTCGGCAAAGCGACCTTGCAGCCCCATTTCCGTTATGACCTGCGAAGCGGTGCGGACCGGAAACATCTTCGAGATTTGAGCGATGATATCGTTCTGGCTGGTAATCCCGTGCTTTGCCAAGGCGGGCATCAGCACTTGCTGCGTCCACTCATAGGGGTTCGCCATGAAGAGGTCGTGGCCGGCGATACCGCCAGTGATCTGTGTCTGCGCACTGCCCTTGATATGGCTGATGCCACCGGGCGCGAGACCCATATTGGCGAACTCTTCCGCCGCCGTCTTGGACATCTGCCCCTGAACGACCTTGGCGAAGGCAGACATCAGGGCGTTGCCCGGACCGCCCGAACCGCCGCCACTTCCGCTTCCAGACGACATCGACTGGATCAGGCGCGGCAGCGCGCCGCCGACGAAGCCTTCATCCCAGCCCAGCGTCGCGGTACGACCGTATTTGAACGCCGACATGAAGCTTTGAGGCGTCACCTTGCCGCCTGTCGCTTCGACAACTTTCGTCATCGTGTCGACGTATGACGCGAATTGCCCGGGATCATAGGTGAGGCCTTTACCCTCCAGGGCCTTCACCAATTCCCAGACCTGATCCACCCCGCCGCCCTTTACCGCATTCAGGACGGCATTGGACTTTGAGATGAGATCGAGATCCTTCATGGCGGTCGCTGTTTCGCCGAAGGCGTAACGCAGCTCTCGGATATGGGCGAGGTTTTCTGAAAGGACCGTGGTCTGGACGTCGCCCGACGTCTTCATCGCCTGTGCGAGAGCGCTCTGGATTTCAGAGTTCTGCATGCCGGCGGTCTTCATCAGTTCAAGCTGATGATTGACGTCGGCGCCGTGGTCGGCGAGTTTGCTCATGCCGTCAAGCATTAAACCGCCGGCGAGAATGGCAGCAGCACCGGCCAAGGCTGGCTTCCACGATGAAAACGCCTGCTCGACATCTCCGACCTGGCCCTTGATGCCAAGTAGGTCCTTGGCGATAACGGCCAGCACCGGCGACATGCCGTTGGTAAGGCTGATCGCAACGCCGATTTTCCAAACGTCCACGGTCAACCTCGACTTTCGGGCAGAAAAGCTTCACTATGCATGCAGGTTTTCGCGGGGGCGCCTATGCGGCAAGAATGGGATTATCCGCGGTCGGGCCGCTGGCGGCCGGAAACGTTCAACAGGCCTTCATCAGGCTGGGAGCGCGTTGAGCAGAGAACAATCGAGCATGATCCGCCGAAACGCTGGACCATAAGCCGGTGGTACATTCGCCAAATGCGCGGCCCCGAACCTTGGCCTTACAAAGCCGCACTTTCGGCGCTGTTCTTCAGCTTCTGGCTGGCGTTTTCAGCCGTCATTCTCATCGCCACGCTGGTGATCTGCATGATGATCTGGCCGCTTGGCCGCTAGTCGAGCGCGATCGTCTCCCGCGCCCCGTTCACGAGCGACGGTGCCTCCTTCTTTATCAGGAACCCGTGCATCGTCTGCGCGATGACGTCTTTTACCTCCGGCGATTTTCTTACAGCGGCTCCGCCCAGGAATGACCTTGGCGGGATGCCGCGCGAGGTGCCGAGTTCCTGCCAGACGGCCTTATCGTCATCCGAGCCTACATGCGCCTCATGGCCCGAGATCACCGTGCCGATGCTGTCGCGCATCTCGCCGGTCTCGAGCAGAGGGGTATCACCATTCGCCTTACGGGCGATGGTTGCGTCCGCCAAGGACGGCCATGCGGCAAACGGACCAGCTGCACCTTGATAGTCGCCGATTTCGGCTTTGGCCTCTTCCTCGACCAGAGCTGCCGCCTTTTTCAGGGCGGCTTCCTCGGCCATTGGCATCGCCACGGCCAGATCGGTGAGGAATGCTGCCATGGAGCCGAGCGTGAATTCGTTCATCTCACTTCTTCCGCCAGCTCATCGTTTCCCAGTCGAAGCTATTGCCCTCGATCTCGCCCATGGCGACGCAATAGGCAATCTTTTCCGCCGGCCCGAGACTGAATGCGACGTCGAACGGAACATTGTTCTTGACCAGGAACATCGACATTCTGAAGTCCGGGTCGGACGCTATTCCCCCGCAGCCTCGCGGAGGCCCTCCTGCGTTTGGAGGCCAAGTTCGGCGGGGATCGCCCGTGTGAGGGCAGCGAAGCCCTCATCTCCGATGCGATCCACCAGCGCGTCGACCTGAAGCTCGTTGGTGGGGAAACTGACCGCGTCACCATCGATCGAGACCACGGACACCGCAACCAGGTACATGCCGAAGAGCTGCTGCTTGTTGGCGGAATCATTCGAAATCGCTTTGAGCAAGCGGCGCTGTCGGCTCGTGTCCGGGCGACAGAATTCGATTGCCCTGCCGCGAGCGTCATTGACCGAATAGGTGCGGTTTGCCTCTTCGACGATCCTTTCGGACGGCGTCGAGGCGTTGACTGTGAGCTTTGCCATCTTACTGCATCTTCAGGCGCTTGGAGGCCTTCCAGGCGATCTTCTGTTTCACGAAAGCGTCACCCTTCCAGTCGCCGGCATCGGGGAGCGAGATCGCGACGCCATCGAACCGATACTGGCTGATAATGCCGCCGGGCTCCTGGATGGTCTGCGTAATGCGGTAGTTGTTCAGGACACCGGTGTTGAAGTATTGCGCCTCGATCGCGGCGATGAGATCGTCGACGCCGCTGCCGGAACGATCGAGGGAGATGTCGCCAGACCAGGTGTCGGGGATCGAGGCAACGCGGTTGATGCCGTCCAGACCTTTCGAGTCGAGGGCCTTGGCATCCTGCTTGGCGGTGAAGCCATTGGTGATGTTGACCGATATCGTCTGGCCGTTCGGGCCGATGATATCGAGCACGACATCCTTGCCGATATTGAGCGTACCGAAACCGGTGTTCACGGGCATGTGAGGTCATCCCTTGAAAGGAAAGGCGCCCGCAGGCGCCCTTGATGGCGGAGTTGGGTGGCGTCAGACCTGCAACTGTGTGCCGACGCGATTGATCTGGACGGATTGGCCGGCTTCCAGGTTGATCAGGAAATACTCGACGATGGACAGGTACTTGATCTGCGTGTTGGCCTGCAGGTAGCCGAGCGCGACACGGTTCTGCGGGTTGTTGGCGGCATCGATTTCGTTCGAATAGGGCAGAGACCCGTCCGAGGAGCCGATTTGGCCCTGATCCGCCATCGCCTGGCAGAAGGCGTCCAGTGAGACCTTGGCCTGGCGTTGCGTCTGCTGGGAGTTCAGCTTGCCGACATAGATGCCCATCGCGGCATTCAGCGTTGTCGCGATGTAGTTGGTCATCCTGGTGTAGTTGTCGCCGTGGATGACGGCGTTCGACGACGCGTTGCGGCCGGTACGACAACCGAAATAGGCGCCTCCAGGAACCGGATTGCAGATGACATCGATGCCTGCCACCGCCAGCGTCTGGATGTCGGCTGAGGTGTAGGGAACGCCGGTCCTCGACTTCTGAGTACCGACAACGGCATTGAGAGGCTTGTTCAGGCTGGAATTCTGCGGCGCCAGCGCGGAGAGCAGACCGGCCGCAAAGGCCGCCGGCGAGACGAGACGCTGCGGAATCCCGTTCAAGGTGTCGTTCCAGTACACCCAGTCGCCGAGCATGATCTTCATGGCATAGGAATCGATGCCGGCGGTGGATTTGGTGGTTGCCGCGGTCGACGGTGCGTCCCCCGATGCCGTCGAGGTCACCATGTAGACGCCTTCGCCGAGGCCGAAGCTGACTTGCGTCGCCCAGCTCGTGGGGTCGGTGAGGTCGCAGAGCACCCCCACTGAGGCACCTTTGCCGCGCAGCGCGTACATACCGGTGCGGGGCAGCGTGTCCTGGCCCAGCATTATCGAAGTGTTGATCGCGTTGGCACCATCGGTACCGCCCGCGAGTGTGTATGTGGCGGTCGTGGGCATCGGGACGCCAACGCCGGCCGACGCAACGATGATCTGGGAGGGACCGCGCTGCGCATTGCCGTTGTTGATGGCGTTGGCCATGTTGGGCCACACGGCGGGAACAGCCGTATAGGAGCCGCCCGAGCCAGCACCGCCGCCCGTAAGCGTGGCTGCTGGCGTTGCGATGTAGCCGGAGCCGCCGTTGATGATCGTTGCCGGGCCCAAGCCCCAGGTGAGGTTGAAGGTGCCGCCGGTGCCAGAGCCTGACGTCGAAACCTGCGCGACCGGGTTCGCCGGCGTGCTGCCGGAGGCGAGGGAACCGCCATTCAGGACGCTGAAGGTGGCGATCGCACCGGTTGAGACCGTGAGGACCTTGATGACGACACCATTCGAAAGGTTGATGGTGTCGTTCGCGGCATAGCCCGAGCCGGCGGCGCCGAGTGTGCCGGAAATGGCGAGCAGCGAAGCGGCTGCTGTCGCTTGGACAGGGTTCACGCCGGTCGGCGCCGCGATCGAAAGCGCTGGAACCGAGGTGTAGCCGGTGCCGGGTGAAACGGTGAGCGAGGCGACGCCGGGCGTCACGTTGTCGAAGATTTCCGGGGCGAGACCGGGCGCCGCGATCTTCGCCTGGTAGCTCGATGCTGCGGAACCCGGGCCGACCGAAGCCTGGATCTGATTGCCGAACGATCCGGTGTATTTCGACGTGAACGTGATGCTGTTGGTCTGGACGAGGACGCTTGCCGCCGTATCGGTGCCATCGGTGACACGCGAGCAAAGCACCGCAGTGGCGCCCTGCTGGAACGCGATCGCCGCATAGGTGCCCATGTCGTAGGGGCGATTCTGATAAGGGCCGAACAGTTGCCCGACCTGGCCGAGGTTCCCGGCTAGCTGCGGCTGGTTGACCGGTCCCCAGATCGCGGACCCTACGAGCGCCAGGATGTTCGACGGCACACCGTTGATGAGGAACTGCGGCGGGATGATCTGGACGTAGACGTCTGGGTTCGTGAGCGCTGTGGTGTTCAGCGCCCCGGCTGGAAAGATCGGCATCAGGATGCCCTTCTATGGGAGGAGGGAGGTAAGAAGATGAGCGCGGAAGCTACGTGGCGGATGGTTCGTTGGGTGAGGTAGCCGCAGTGGTTGGAAAATCCGTCGCCTTCACGCGTCCCGAAAGAAGTTCAAAAATCTGGTGGGCAATAATGGGTAGCTCCGAGAGCTCGACCGCGACGACGGAATGCGGATTGCTCGCCTCAGCGGCCGTGATCTTGTCGGGCGCGGTGATCTGGTCGCCCTTCGCGTAGTTGGCGAAGGGTTCCGTCACTATCAAAGCCTTCATGGCAACGTTTTCCTCAGTGTGTCAGGGTGAGAGTGTCGTTGGTCGAGATGATCTGTGCCGCCGTTCCGAGGACGACGGTCGGGTATTCGACCATGTAGATTAGGTCGCGCCGGTAGTAGCCGACTGTCTGGCGGTCATCGAAAACCAGGGTGCGCTGGTAGGACATGCGGGCGCTGCTCCCGTCGGAGAGCGCGAGATGTTCGTTCTGCACCAGGGCGACATCGACGATCGGAGACGCGAGGTCCCGCAACGTCGGGTTCGGGCACCACAGCATCACTGCGATCGCCCGTTCCTGCCGCTTCAGTTCCTGCCATGTAGTGCCGACGACGCCAACGATAGGCGCGCCGATGGCCGTGGCGGGCAGTGTCAGCGTGGCACCGCTCGAGGTCGCCGCGATGCCTGCGGCCGCCAGAACGGCGGCCAGTCCGGCCGCTATTGTCGCCGGGGTATCACTCGTCGCCGCCGCGTAGACATAGGTCTTCTGGGTCGGCGGGAAGTCGCCCAGCGTGATGCCAATGTTCTGCGCGATGGACACCGTCCCGGCGAAGGTGATGTTCTGGCCGGCAACCGTCGCCGTGATCGTCGGCGCCGGGATGTTCAGCGTGTTGATGTCGGTCGGGAAGCGTGTCGTATTGCGCTCCATGCCCGGCATCGGAAAGACGGTGACCAGCAGGTTTCCGGCCGACAGGACGTTGTCGAGGCTGCCGGCGACGCTGGCGTCTGCCGCGATCGGCCAGCCGCGTTCCACTGTACAGGTGACACCGACCGCCGAGGGCTGCGATGTCCCGTTCGGGTAAAGTGCGGCGGCTACGATCGCCGCTATCGCCTTCTCGACATCTGAAAGGTCGGCCATCAGCGTGTCTCAAGAGCGATGGCGGCGATGTTCCAGCCCATCGAATTGCTATAGGCGGCCTCGACCTGGAAGCGGCGGCCGAGGTCATCGGTGATGATGTCGCGATCCTTGATGACGCCATCGGCGACAAGACCGCGAGCGATAAAGATGCGCCATACTATCGGGCCCGGAGCGGCGGATGGCAGAGCACCGGAAACGATCCTGCCCATCGTTGTCTTTGCCTGGACGTTGGCCGGGATGCCCGAAACCACTGCCGTCTCTGTCGATTTCAACTCGCCGCTATAGTTGCCGGTGTAGCCGACGCCGACCGGCGCGCTTGGTCGCGTCACCGCGATGGTGCGCGGATACATGAAGCTCATGGTCAGGCCGGCACGAAATCGAGATACTGGCTCAGCGTCGCATAGACCGTCGCCGGCATCGGGACTACGGAACTGCCGAGCTTGGTGATCGCGCCGCCCGGCTCGAACTTCTCTTCGGTGTCCCCGGCGCGCTGGGAGATAAGTGTAAGATCGCGCGTCCTGGCCATGTAGCTCGATTTCAACCAGTCCAGACAAGCCATCTGCACATCGAACGGGATCGAGGCAAAGCCGGCCTGGTAGGTGATCGCGACGTTCTGCTGGCCGCGTGTGAAAACGTCGCCGCCGAGGAGATCTACGATCCGGCCGTTAAAGACGTACCCCGGCCCATAGGCCGAAGTCGCGGCCAGTTGGGGGATGCCGAAAATGGTCAGCGATGTCACCTGCGTGACCGGATAGTTCCGCAGTATCAGGCGCGGCATGTCGCGGCCGTCATAGACCTCGTTGAAGGTGGTGAGCACAAAAGGGCGGCTGCAGAAATCCGTGATGAGCTGGGAATATGCGCTGACGGCGAGCTGCAGATTGACGTCGTCGGTGCCCGACGGGATGCCAAGCCATGCATAGGCCTGCGCAATCGTAACGAGATCGTTCGGGCCCAACGGCATTCACTTACTCGCTGCCCTTGGCTTCGGTGGCCGCCGGTTCGGCGACGGGCGCCGCCGGGTCCGCTGCCGGGGCTGGCGGAGTGAGATCAACCGGGGCCGGAGCGGGCTGGTCTTCCGTCACCTTGGCATCAGCCTGAGGCGCCAGGACAAAGCCATGGCTCAAGAGATCGCCGACCATGGAAGTGGGAACCGTTACGAAGCCCTTTTCATCAGTGGTGTAGCTGTTGTCGCCGAAGGAGCATGACTGCGCACCCGACAGCGATTGCATGACGGTATGCCCTTCCGGCGCGTCAGGGGTATCGTCAACAATTTCGAAGCCGCCGACACCGACAAGCGTCTGAACATCTTCGTCAGGAACCGTCACGTTGCCGTCCGCGTCGAGCGGAAACAGCTTCGTCCCGACATTGGCGCCATCAGCACCGGCGGGAGCCTTCAGCTTCTTCATGATCTTCTTCCTCACAGGGTGGAGAGATGAGGCCGCAGGAAGGTCCGCGGCCTCGATATCGCAGCCGTCTGACCGATCAGCCGTTGGCGATGTTGTTCACGATGCCGATCGCGAAGGGGGCATAGATGGCCAGAACCTCTTCGGCGTAGACGCCGACCTGGCGCTGGCGGGTCACGATCGGCCAGTCGATCTGGTAGTAGTCCGCGCGCGTCTTCACTTCGGCGACGTTGGGAACCTCGTTCGACTGGTACTGCAGAGGCAGGTTTTCCGCCCAGCCGAGGATGGTGCCTGCGGGCAGATTCGGATGGATCTTGATCGGGATCTTCATGCCGCCGTCCAGCATGAACGGGTTGAAGTAGAAATCGATCGTGCCACCGGCGGACAGGCGGTATTCGCCCTGCTTGGGATCGGCGAAATACTGCAGGAGAGGCGCAGACGAACCCGACAGGCACTTCGTCGTGATGTTCTTGAGCTCTTGCGAGTTCACATAGATCACGGACGGGCTGACCTGGTAGGCGTTCCACATGTTCTGCAGAAGCACATCGATCTCGTTGACCGAGCCCTTGCCAGAAGCGGTCAGAGCCGTGCCGGTGCCAGCGGTACCCGTTGGCATCGTGGTGACCTGCGCACCGTTGGACGGCTTCAAGCCGGCGGTGAGCAGACCATCGAAGGCCAGCGAGTTGGTCGATGAGTCCGCGGTAACGGTCGAGATCGCCTGGGCGCCACCGGCCAGCGGAGCCGAGAAGGTCGCGCTGTTGATGGTGGTGATCGCCTGCAGCGTTTCGGAAGCGGCCGCACCGACGAACCACGCATAGGCGACAGCACCGACAACTGCTGGCACCGTGGCGGAAAGCGTCTGACCAAGCGTGACCGCCTGGGTGGTGTTGCTCGACTTGTTGGAGGAGCCACCGTTCAGCACGAAGGTCTTGCCGTCGGCGCCAGTGATCGTCTTCGTGGTCGGGATCGAGAGCGAGCCCGCAACCTTGGACGAGTTGGCGTAACCCTCAAGGGTGAGAGCCACCGCGATGACGGAGTACGTCAGCGCCGGCAGGGTGGCGCCGGAACCGGCGGCCGACAGCGTCGGAGCGGTCGGCGTGCCCAGCTGCAAGGAGTTGTTGCCGCCCATCAGGGCGAACTCTTCCTTGAGCATGGTCTTCTGGAGAAGACGCATGGTCATACGGGCCTGCGCGTCCTCGAAGCCGCGTGCCGCGTTGATGGCTTCGTAGGTGATCGCGTCTTCCTCGCCGATCGTCGAATAGCTCGCCGACTTGTTCGAGGTCGAGTAGCTCATCTGGCCGGAACGCTGGCCTTCCGGCACCCATGGCATGGCGTCGTAGCCGGAACCGATGATCGCGTTGACCTGACGCCAGTTCGTAGCCGTACCAGTGCCACCGCCGACGCGGGGCAAGCGGTTGCGGATCGGGGTTGCCACCGGATAGAGGTTCTTCGCCGGGGCCTGGAGGTCATAGGCGACAAGACCGGTCGAGGTCGAAATCGTCTTCTGGATGATGTCGTCGGAGACGCCAGCCGCCTTGAGCACGGCCGACATGACGTCGACGCTCTGGCCGCCACCGGCCTCCTGCATGATGCGGCGAGCGATGTCCTCGGAGGGATTGGCACGCGCCGACTTGATCAGGTCTTCGACAGACCCGGCTTCCTTGGGATCCATTTGGGTAATCCTTCCACTTCGCCAGCGCAGTGCGCATGGCGATAAAGATTGATGGTGAGGGTGGGTTTAGCCGCGCGGCCCCATCTGGATCGGATTCCCGTGAGAGATCTTGATGAGCGCGATGGCTCGATCCTCCGGTTTCATCTCATCCAGAAACTTTTGCGCTTCGGCTTTGGTGATGACCGGTTCGGCGTTGATGCCGGCCGCGTCGAATTCCTTGGAAACAGCGTGTGCGCCGACAGTTTTGGGCGGCAACGGCTGATCCTCGAGCTCCTTGAGCCGCTTCGCCATGTCGGCGACCTGCGGCGCTATGGTTTCGAGCCTGGTGCTGACGGTCTCGAACGCGGCCTTGAACATGTCGCGATCGGCGCTGACCTTGGAGAGATCATCCGCGCCGGCGGTGTCGGCAACCTTGCGAAGATCGCCTGGGTTGGCGGCGCGTTCCAGCGCCTCGTCGGCTTCCTCTTCGGTGATGGCGCCAAGCAGGATCTCGAGCGCGTCGGCGACAATGTCGGCGAACTCCACGAGCAGACTGCCGAACCGCGTCTTCAGTTCCGCCGGAACATCGATCTTGCTGCCCCAGATGTCGTCGTTCTCGAAGCTCTGTTCGGTACGCTGCAGGCTCGACAGCAACATCAGCATTTCGGAGAGGTCGTAGAGGTTGACGCCCTTCTTGAGATCGCCGGCGTCCTCGGCCTTCTTGGTGGAACCGCGCCAGTCAGCAGGCAGCTTGTCGGTGGCACCCAGAGCCTTGGCGCGGCGGATGATATGCCGCTTCGCCGCCGGCTTGTTTTTCGCGCGGCCGAAGGCGCGGATCGCGTTCTCGAGGTCGCTGGTGTTCTCGATCGGATAGGAGCCGTCCTTCATCGCGGCACCGCTGGCAGCGGCGTCCTTGCGCTCTTCGGCAGTGAACGTGCGCTTTTCGACATCGTCCGTCGCCGTCTTGCCTGCATCCTCGGCCGGCTTGCCCGACAGCGAGGCCTCGATGGCGCCGAGCTTCTCAAGCGCCGGTCCCGCCACGGACTGCAGTGCTGCAGCGTCATCCAGCGCCTTGTGGTGTGCGACGAGGTCGGCCTTCTTCAGGTGGATCGACTGGTCGCGGTTGGAGCGCCAGACCTGTTCGAAATCGCTGCTCTTGTTGGTGATGATCGCCGGGGCTGGTGCATTTTCCACCTTCACGATGGTCTCGGACGGCTTGTCCTCGCCGGCGCCCTGGTCTTCCAGATCCTCCGATTTCCACATCGAGATGACAGCATCGGGATTGGCGGGACGATCGACGAGCGAGATCTCGACCAGCTTCACGCCGGTGACGTGCTTCTTGTTGAGGTCGTCACGCGAGGTGACCTTGCCGCCAATGGAAAACCCCTTGTAGACGCCGGCCTTCACCTTGGTGATGGCGACGGGATCAACGACGGTGCCGGTGATGTGGGTCATGCCGTCGATGACGTCTGCCTTGTCGATGGTGCCGGCAGCCAGGGGCTGGTGCATCTCGCGCATGTTGCCGGTGCCGTAGCGCATGAATTCCGGAAGCGCGGCTTCGATCGCGGCGGCTTTTACGACCTCGCCATCGGTATCGGTCGATTCCGTGGACGCGATACCTTCTACGGTGATGGTGCCGTCGGCGTTATCCTCGACCTTGGTGATCGCGGCAAAAACCTTCATTGGGATATTCCTTCGTTTGGTCAGACGGCCGCACCGGAGCTGTAATCGCGCCAGTTCTTGCCGTCCCAGATGACGATCTTGCCGAGCGTGGTGTCGTGGAATTGCATATTGATCGTTGGCTTTGCCGGCCGCGCCGTCGTCACCCCGGAGCCGCCTGCCGCGGTGACGGTCCAGCCATTGGCCTGCAGTATGGCGGCATCGAAATCCGGGACGTCCAGCGTCGCATTGGCCGCGCAACTGTAGATCCGGCCGTTGACGTTGATCGGATTGTTGAAGTTGCCGGATGGGGGCATCAAACGCATGGTTGCCATCGCTTTCGTCTCTCTTTGGGTTGACGGCGACTGCTAGATCTGACGCTACTTGCCGTCCTTGGACTTATCGTCTTGCGTGTCGTCGTTGTTCTGCGCCGCAGCCTGCGCCGCCGTCGCCTTGTCGTCGCGGCCGTCCTGGTAGGCGCTAAGCGGCACGTATCCGTTCACGGTCAGCGCCATGGGCTGGCTGGCGAGCGGATCAGAATAGGGATCGAGGCCACGATGATCCCTGACTTCATTCAGGCAGCGGGTGCCGTTCCTGAGATCGATGTCGTCAATCTTGGCCTGGGTCTCAGGATCGGTATCGGCCGGTACTTCCCAGTCGAATTCCAGGCCTGTGAACCCCATGACCTCCTGGATGATGTCGTCCATGACCCGTTTCGCCCAGGCGAGGAGCGGGGAAAGACCTTCCTGCAGGGCGCGCTGCTGATCGGCTTCAGCCGTGGCGCGGTTCATCTGCTTCACGAACGGTGTCGGCGGCAGCGAGAAACAAAAGGCGACGACACGAGCCAGCCACTCGTCGAATTCATCCTTGAGGGGTGATTCCTTGAAGGCGGTGTATTTCGCGTTCGACGGTCCCCACAGAAGCTTGGCGCGCTCCTGGGTATTGCCGGCCAGACGTGCATCCATCCAGTCCTGGAAGTCACGGATCTGCTGGGGCGTCCATCCCTCTGGCGCGTTGATGAGGCCGGCCGGGATCGTACCCGAGGTGAAGTAGGCGAGCTGCGCGGCCTGGCGCTGCAGCAACGTGTTGATGGTGACGATGATCTGCTCGACGGGCCCGAAACCATAGAGATGGTTGGATCGCACGTTTCGCGGCGCGTAGAGGAGATCGAGGGTCGACAGGGTGTTCCAGATGTTGCCCTTGATGACCTGCTGATAGGCGGGCTCCGGAGCAACGGGACGCCGGCCATTGTGGTCGACGAGGACCTTGATCGACGCGCCATCGACAACATCGATCGCGATCAGCTTGCCACCACGGTTGCGCCTGAGTTCGATCGCCGGTGCATCGAGGACGAGAAGATCCTCGATCAGCATGCGCATCCAGGACGCGAAATGGGTGTGGCCGTCTGGCTTCCTGAGGAAGCGCATCGCCTCCTTGATCTGCGGGTCGCTGAGATCGGCGCTTTTCGCGCCAATCTTCTTCACGCGCCAGTCGAGACGGTCGATCTGGTCTTTCCTGGTCTCGATGGCGAGGCGGACGAGCTCGACATTGGCGAAAGACCGGAGCGCGGGAAAGCCGAAGGGCTCGTAGGCGCGTGGCGTGTACTGAAGGTTGAGGCCGGCCGGGAAGTCGAAGGCGCGGACAGGCTGGGGGTTCGGCGGGATCGGGGGCAGCCCGGGTGAAAACAGGCCACCAGACGGCAGGAAGGTCGCGTTCATCGACGTGCTGAACTGGGCGAGTGACCGCGTCACCGCGCCTTGGACAAGGTCGGGCATATGGGCGTTTTTCCTGCTAGCGGCCCATAATGGCCTTGGCGTCGTCGACCGATTGCGACTGCTGAGGTTTGGCCTGCTGCTCTTCCTGCTGGCGCTTCGCCTCTTCGGCCTGCATGCGGGTGAGTTCGAAGATGCCCCAGTCAGACATCCGCTGTTCCGCATAGGTCAGCATCAAGGCGTCAGCATAGTCTGGACTGCTGATGCCGCGGCGCTTGAGTTCTTGCTTGGTCTCGATGACGATCCTGCCCTTCTCGTTGCGCCCCCACTTCACCAGCGAGAGTTCAAGACAGAGCTGGTCGCTGTCCCGGTCACCGGAAGGCAGCGCGAGGAGATCGACAACGGGATGCTCCTTACCGCCGGTACCAAGCAACCACAGGACGTGCTCATGCGTGCGCTGCAGGGCGGTGCGGCAAAGCCACCACACCTCAGCCTTGGCATTCCCGAACATCTCTTCAGAAGTACGGCCGTCTGGCCACACCCGCTTTGTCGGAGGCAAGCCGGTGTTGATCGGTGCCACGGTCAGATGTTTGTACCGCTTTGCCTTCTCCTCGTCGTCGCTCCGATGCATGAGCGTCGAAGAGACGCCGGCGCCGACGCCCGGAGCATCGAAATTCAGCGTGTCGCACAGCGCTTCAAGCGTGGCTTCGAGGCCCCACCATGCGGTGCCTGTGGTGTCGGGATCGCCGCGTGACACTGGCGGCAGCACAACGGCGCCCTTACGGGGCAACGCCACCGACTTCGCCTTTCCGGCGCCGACGTCGAGGCCGACGATGCCGGAGTTCGACGGCATCAGGCGCGGTTCCAGCGCTTTCAGCCGCTTCGCGCTTTCCACCCACAGGGCCGGAATACAGATGCCCTCGACCGAGGCCGAATAATCGATATCGTACTCAGCCGCCCAGGTCGTCGGGTCGGAAAATGACGCCTGCTTGGCAGTCGCCCATTCCTCGGTCTTGCGCGGATCATCACGCCAGTGAAGGCGCGCAATCTGATGCGGCTTCATGATCGAATGGCGCTTGCGGGCAAACAGGTTGCCCATGCCGTTGACCGACGAAACCCAGATCACGCAGTCGGTGTTGCCGGAAAGGGACTTCTCGACGGTCTCAGCATTCGGAATGAAAGCGGCCTCGTCGACCACGTAGAGCGACGAGCGGCCGCCGCGGCCCATGTCCTCGCCGCCTTCGCCAGATATCACCGCGCCGGTCGCCGGGTTGACGAAGCGCATGTAATTGTCGTGCTGCGACCAGTTGAAGCCCTCCGGCAGCATCTCGACAGGCAGCCGCCGCAACATGATGCGCAGCTTGGCGAAGATGCTGTCCGGATTGTCCTTCTTGTCGACGTAATCGACCTTGCGAGAGCCGAATGTCGCCTTGAAGCCCGGCGAGAACAGCCACTCGTGCAGCGCAAAGCCGGCAGTCAGATACGTGGCGCCGGTGTCGCGGCTCTTTTCGAGCAGGCCTTCTTCAGCAGCGGCGAGTCGATCCTTCAGCCAAAGGATGATCTCTCGCTGTTTTGGCCAGAGCTTGAACTGCACGAACGGGCTTTTGTTCGTGCCATCTGGGTTCTTCTGACCAACAAGACGCGGATCGTAGGTGTAAACCCACTTGTCGAACCAATAGCAGATATCGGCGGCGCACTTTTCGCGCTCGACCTTCCAGCCGCCCGCCTGAGTTTCAATCTCCCGCTTCTGCCGCTGCCCCTGTATCGCCTCCAACAAGCCCGAGCTTTTGGAGAACGGGATAGGCTGCTTCGAGACGAGCGAGTTCATCGTCTGTCAGCTTATCCAGATGTTGCGGTGTGACGGTGACGACCTGGATGGTTCCGCTCAAACGGCGGTTTTCCACACCCAGTCCGAATAGCTTTGCCTTGCCCATTGTGGCGGCGACAGCGGCGCTCGATTGCTTTTCAGCGATAGCGATGCCGCGTGCCTGCTCGAGCTCGACGGTGAGGCTTTCAACGGTGACCTCGACCTTCTTTGCAATCTTGGCGCGACTGGCCGCGATCGCGTTGGCGATGTCTACTTTTGACAGCAGACGGGAGCCTTCCCGATTTGCCGTCTTGGCGCTGTAACCGGCCCTTATTGCTGCCTGGGTGGCGTTGAGGTCGATGAGGTATTCGGCAACGAAGCGGCGCTGTTTTTCGCTGAGACGCGCGGTCACGTTATCACAGGTCCAGTCTGCGACTTGAGCGATATCTCGACCTTGCCGGTGACGCGTTCGGTGAGGATCTCGTCGCCTTTGATGATGAGCTTTCCGTTGGGGTCGAGAGCCGATCGAAGGACGAAGCCCTGCTGCTCGTCAGCGGTGAGAACGAATCTCTGACGGATGCCGTCGAGGGTGACGTTGATGCGACGTCTGTCATCTTCGCTGGCGATGTAGCCAGGATCTTCCGGGTACACGGATGCGCGCATCACTTGTCCGATATGAGATACCCGACATGAGCGAGCGCGAGCTCGCGATCATGTGCGAAGTGGATTCTGTTTTTCTGATAGAGCCAAGCTTGAGATCGTAGTGCTCTACGTTGGCGGCTGCGCGCCAGAGGCGCTCGCCGTAGAGCTTGAGCTCATCAGAACTTGGCGTCTACGCGAGGGGAGGAGGCCGCGAGAAAATGCACGAATTCAGTGGTTTAAGGGAAATCACGAATTGTGTCGTGGCGGGCCTGTCCCCCAATGTCCCCAAATGTACCCGTTTTTGTACCCGTCGATGTCCCCATTTCGACGGACACACAAGGGTTTGCGGGTGAGGCGATGTCCCCTGGTCTGTACCCGCCGCGACCTCGATTTGCCTTGACGGGCTTCGGGCCGAATCGTCTTCGGGGCGGCTAGACCACCATGTCCCGAGGCATGCGGAGCGCATCAGCGACGCGATCGATGTCCGGCAGCGGCACAATGGTGGCGCCGAGATCGTACCGTGCAATCGTCTTGCCCGAGCTGTTCATCACGAACACCGTGCCGCCGATGACGGGGGCGTCGCGATCAATCCAGAGCATCGCGGTGTGGTCGTTGTCGCTCGACGCCATCTCATAGCGGCATTCACTGGTCTCGTGGATGGCTTCCGAGCCATCAAGGCAAATATGCTTTACGGTGAGCATGTGGGCCATTCCTTCTGCGTGCTTCTGAAAGACCGTGCACGGGGGTCTACCTTGACGCGGGGGATGTGCCGGCAGGACGCGCGG